TTCTTTTGCCCATGGCACAGTTGGAACAGTTACAGGCTCGACACCCGCATCAGTGCTTGCCAAACGAGCATTTCCTGTTGCGTTGTTCAAAAGCCCTGTTTCAAAATCTCCACCGATTGCATAGGATTTATATGTTAGAATTTGGTCAGCCCAAGGAGCGTCACCAACTTTGACAGGGACATAATCAGCAAAAGGAATCTCGAAGAATTTTTGCTCTACGACCTTTTTCTGGATTGCCGTCATGGTTGTAATAGGCACGTTAAACCCGATGGCGTTGGTTATTTCGCGCTCTTTTGCAAGGGCGACCTTATGCTCCAAATCAGTCAAATTCATTGGCTGACCTTTAGAGTTGAGGACTTCATTTACTGTAAACATGGTCATTTTCCTTTTCTATCTATCTAGGAATTAAAGAGATTTGTTAGGGGTTTGAATGAGAACGCGAATCATGTCGTTATCGGCGGCAGCTTTATCTAGAGCGATACCGACAACAGGGTTTGTCGCAGCGTTTGTGATAACTTTATTGGTTGTGTAAACCACTTCCAATTTTGCACCACGAGCAATAGCCGCGCCAGCGGTCATCCACATCACAGAGCCGTCAATAGCGATTGAAGCCCCCATTCCAGCGGTAAATCCTGTGTCTTTTTGGTTAAAAACAACAAAACCAAAAGTCTTGTCAGTGTTTGCAGCCAATTTTAGGAATTTAGGAACGCCGCCTGCACTATCTTCAATTTTGACAGCTTGACCGGCGATTAAAGTACCAGCTTCAGACAGGGAAACCCCGCCATTCAGCACGTTGCTCACTCCAGTTTGAAGGTCGAGAAAACCTTGCTCTGGGGTTTGGGCGAATTGGTTTGTATTTTGTGTCATGGTTTATTCTCCTTATTGTGCAGAACCATAGCGGGATTGACCACGGGCGACCTTATCCATTGAACCATCAATGGCGGCGACTGTGGTTGATTTGTGTGCGTTTTTGAGTTCGGTAAAGAAATCTATTGAGTTGGTTTTTTCTTCCGCATCATCCTTTTTCTTTTCTTCGTCTTTGTCGGACTCGTCCTCATTTTCTTTTGACTTGTCTTCATCGGACTTGTCCTCGGATTCGTTTTCCTTGGATTTGTCGTCTTTGTCTTCGTCATCGGAATTTTTCTTGCACATATTTTGGTAACGGCTGACCAGTTCTTTCAATGGCATTTTTTCGCCATCAACTTCGATTTCATCATCCATGTTGAATTTTTCTTCTTCTTTGGATTTTTCGTCCGCTTCGTTTTTCTTAATGGCGTTTACCATTTCCTGAATAGAAACTGATTTTCCGTTCTCAAGCTCAATTTGTGAATCTGGGTCAATCGAGGTCAATTCCTCTTTTTTAGTTTTGAAAATTTTGAACATTTTCGGTTCTTCCTTTGGTTTTGAGTTGGTAATTTCTTCGAGTTTTGTTTTTGCGGCAGATTGATAAGCCTTAAATTCTTCTGGTGTAAGGATTTTTGAATCCTCATAACGGGGGTGTTCTACAATCGCCAAGTGCGTGAAATATGCGTCCGTAATTTTGCGGTCATACGGTGTGTTGTGGTGCGTTCCTGCGCCTGAATGCTCGGTAGGGACATAGGCATTCGATACACCCCATCCATTACCTATTGCATCAAAGGCTTCGTCTGATACAGCAATAAATTTAACCCAAAGCCATCCGTCCAATTCATTGTAAAAGCTGTCTGTGACATATCCATCCGCCTGCTCTTGCAGATTTTCCATGTCCACTTTTTGGTGGTTTTCAGCAAATATAGGCTTTCCAACAAAGGATTGTGCCATTTTTAAAAGCATTGGAGTGTCTAAAAGAATTGTTTCGTTCTCATAGGTGGCATGACCCGATTCCATGTGCTTCGCATAAAACACGGCGGGGAGTTGTTTGGCGTTTGTTAACTCAACGGTCATAATTTTTCCAAATAAAAAGCCGCCCCCGACTTAATCGGTGAGCGGCTTGGTTTTTCCAATACCATTACAAAACTGCCCCTATTTTGATTGTAAGGGCGAATAATGTCAAAGTTTTTTTATTTAGGCGGCAATTCTGTCTTTTTCGTTTCGGTGTTTATTATTCGCCCATTTTGAATATTGATAGAAATTGAGCCATAAAATCCAGCAACGCATTCGCGCTGGATAACCGATAAAGCCCATTTCATTTGCTCGTTCATATCTTAATCCAATACAGGGATTGCCACGCATCGGCAACCAAAATCCTCGCCCGCGTGAGCTTTTCTTCCCGTACTTTTATCAACAATCGGGGGGTCTGACCAATTTATGATTTTCCCATCAAGTGCTTTATGGTCTGGGCGGGTGCGCTCGTCATGGCTGGAACTCCAACGATATTGAGTTATCCCGTTCTCCTGATACCGTTGCTCTTTCAGCTTCGACATAAGAAGGGATGTTTCTTGACGGGCAAGGAATGTTGCCTTTGTTTTTGAAACCCCATAGGTTTTTTGAATTGCTTTAACCATATTTGATGACCGACCACCTTTGAAAGCATGGGGCATGACTTGGGAGCGCAGTTTGAGGATGTTCGATTCTGTCCAGTCTTTGATATAAAGCTCAAGATTTGCGCCCCATTCATCTTTTATCACCTGCGCCTGCGCGGGGGTAAGGCGCGGGACAATGCCAATAGATTGTACTGTTTTCTGCCAATCAGCATCCATGCGGTCAAGCGATAGCCCCAGAGAATGACGAATCGCGGCTTTTTTGATTGATTCCACAACGTTTACACCATCCAGAACAGCAATCATCTTTTGGGATATTGTTTTCAGCTTTGCAGCGGAATTGGCAACTGCGAATGATACGGATTGCGGGGGGGCGGATGATAATACCCACCCTTTTTCTTTTCGGGAATACACCGCGCCTATTTTTTTGACTTCTCGCATCAGGGCGGCATTAAATTCACCTTTAAACACCCCGCCCTCAAACGATACAATCCCGCGCTCGATTGCCGCAGCCAATGGGTCAACCTGATTTTTAATTTCCATGCCCTGCTCTTTGAAAATTGCAAAAAGCGGCTTAAAAAGCAAAGTTTCGAGAAAGGCGTTTATCTCTTTCTCGACCCCTTCAAAATACTCTGGTTTAAAAATCTGTGCGGGCAGGGTTTTCATTAAACGGCTTCAATAGCTTCAATCCCAGAAACAACGATAGAGGTTGTCGTTCCCGTTGCCTGCGCGACCCATAGATAATTTGGCAGATATTGAAATCCGAACGTTCCGACAATTCCCGCGCCGTTTTCAATTTTGGTCATACCCGTTGGGGCAGATACTGGCTTGGTCTGGCTCACATAAATATCAGCAGTCCCGCCAATAATCTCGATGGATGGGGATAATTGCTCTGAACCACCTTTTGCCCGCACTTCGTAAAGCTTGGCAAGGTTAATTTGGGATTGGTAATCACGTAATGGCATTTTATGCTCCTTGGCTTATGGGTGGGGTATCAAAATTATCTGCGCCGTCTGGCAATTCAGGCTCTTGCATTGGGTCAAGCTCAATGGACAATAGGGAGTCTTTATTTGCTCCCTCTTTGAACATTTCAGCGTCAGCCAGACCACGGTCATAGGCTTGCAACATGCGGTTAAATTTCTTCTCTTTGATTGATTCTTCTTGGTCTGCGCCAAGGATGCGAAGCGGAGGAAATGACAGTTTTAAGTCGGGCGGAACTTCCCCAAACAGTTTTTTACAGCAAATTCCGATAATATCCAGCATCAAGTATTTAACCTTTGCCCGAACCTCACCCTCAACCATTGAATTATAATTCTCAATGTCATCCTCGCCAGAATTAAACCCTGCGGATGAAAGCCCGAACAGCTTGGTCATTGGCATCTTAAGGTCTGCCGCAACGGATTGGCGAATTTGATTGAGAATTTCTGATAAACCAGAAAATGTCATTTGCTTCTGGTCGTACTCATCCTCTTTGTCCATCACAATCGCGTTCTGGTGCGATTTAATCGAATTGGCGTACTGAATGCGGGTTGTGACCTGATTCGCTCCCGTTGGGGTCATAAGGGCGGTATTCATGCCCTCAATTTTGTAAACGTCAATTTTTGCTTCGTCCAACAGGTCAAACACGACATTCTGATTCTTGAGATATTGATTGACCGAACGCACCGCACGCTCAACCTCGGACATTCCCCAACCGCGCAACATCGGGCGGATTAGGGACGGAGCTTCCTTGCCCTTGAAAACAAAAACATATGAACGGTGGACTTGCTTCCCGTAATAATGGAAAAATTCAGTTTCATCAGGGGATAACTCGCCTTGGGTTGAGACTTGCGTTTTGAGCAGCTCCCACATATCGATTGCGGCAAAGTCTAAACGTGATTTTTCTGTGACTTTGTTAATATCAAAAGGCTTCATATAATCTTGGTCTGTCAAAAGCAGGATTGCACTGCCTCCGAATAGCCTGCCCCATTTAACCGCCTGCGCGATTTTCTGAATGACCTCATATCGTTCCATGTAGTTTTCAAGCAATTCCATATCGTCAGCATCGATATTTTCGCTTTTTATCTCAATCCCCGCGCGGAAAGCATCATCAACAGGCTGGTCAACAAGGGTCTGGACAATGCCATGCTCGACGTAGAGCCAATTTAGAAGATTGCGGTTATTAGATACCAAATAACCCCTGATATTTATTTGCATGGTGTCAGTTTGGGACACTTGAGCCGAATAGAATTGTTGGGACAAATTGAGGTTTTGCACCACGCTCCCGAGAGAATTTGAAATCTGGTCTTCGTTTGTCTGTGTCATATCGTCCACTTTCTAATCCGCACCATCATAAGGCAAAGGGTTGATTGTTTAAAGTTTTTTTATAAAACATCCAAAATTGATACTTTTTTGGAAATCCGCATATCCTGAATCGCGTGAACGGTTGTGTCTATCTGGTCATCGTGCGAATGGGTCATCAGGGGAGAGAACGAGGAAAACTCATTTATGTAATCGCTTGTGAAATTTGCAAATTCTGGCAAATAAACAAACCCAGATTGAATGTGTGGCTGAATATCCATGGCGCGGGTGTATTTGTCTTTGTTTACCTGAATCGCGGTGACGGGGTAAGAGTGAACTTTCATAAGATTCTGGATTAATCCTGTACCCGAAGCCTTATCCTCAATCCCAAATCCGCGCGGATTATAAGATTTGCACTTGTTCCAGAACATAATTGCCTGCTTTTCCAAGTCGTGAGCCTCCCATTTCCCCCGCACTTGGTCAATTAGATACATATTTGCATCTGCGCCATAGCCCCAAAGCTGAAAAACGCTGTAATCGTTATGCTCTTTGGTTTTTAGGGCGGTATCCGCATAAATCTTGCAGTATTTGATTTGCGGCAGGATTTTATAATATCTCCACCAATCAACCTGAAACACTGACCCGCCAAATTGAGTTGGACTTTGCTGGTATTGTGATTGAAAAACGTAGTCATTTATTTTGATTTCGTTCACGCGATTTTCTGAATACTGGCTTGGAATTTGGCAAATATCATCAATTATCAATGGTTTTTTCAACTGATTAAATTTGTATTTTTCAATCAAAATCCCCGTTAGGTCTTTTAAATGAAGCCTTTGTTGGATGTTTAAAATCGGCGTATTTGGGTTATTTAAACGGGAGAGCAGAGTTTCTTCAAAATAAGAAACAACCTTTACCCGCATGACCTCGGAATGCATATCCGCAGGCTTATTGGCATCATCAATTATCAATGCGCCAGAAAAATCCTTTTCACCGCGTATGCCGCATCCAAACCCCGTAATACTTGCCCCAACAGAAGAAAATAAAATTACCCCGCCAGACGGACTAACAACCTTGCGAGAGGAGTATTTTGCAACCTTCTTTTTTTCGTTATTAAGCAAATAATCAGCCCAGAACATATCCACAGGGCTTACTTCTTCCTCGGATTGGTCAAAATCAAGATTGTACATGGCTTTGAAAATCGGATGCTCCAAAATATCCACAAATGAACGGGCAATATCCGCAAGTAGGGATTGGGAATAGGACGTATAAATGAAGTTTGACTTTGGATTTTTCGCCCAGCAATAGGCAAGGAAATACTTAGCCATTGTCGTTTTACCGCTTCGAGGAGGAATGTTTACATTATCACGGGTTACTTCAAGGCTGTATATTTTGTCAAATTCGGAAAATAAATCTGCATGTATCTGTTCTTCAATGAATTTTATGCCCTCTATGACATAAAACATATACTTAAACCAAACGCGGAATCCTTTGGAAAGTAATACTTTTCCTAGATATTGAGGATGCTCTATCGCCATTACGCATCAACAATGTCCAATATATGTTTTTCAACCGCGTCTTTTTCTTCTTTTTCGATATAGACAACGTGTTTTAGTGGCATCCCGTCCGCGCCCGTTTGCTCTTGCCTTTGAGAAAACTCGTCTTTTTTCTTGCGCTCGAGATACCATTGCGCGGTTTGCTTGTCCCCGTCTTCCATAGCTTTTGCAAGGACTGTGCGGGCTTTTAAAACCAATTTATCCTTCAGGGCGGCTTTACGCTCCGCATAATCTGGATTTTTGTTTTGATATTCATAAAGGGTTGTTTTTCCTATCCCCGCATAAAAACAAGCCTCTAAGTCGCTTGCTCCCAATGAAAATGCTTGCTCAAGTTTGGTTATTATTTCAGGAGTCATAACCGTTGGTCTTCCGACATCTTCAGCCATCAAAAGCCTCACCTGTTTCAGCGTGAGTTGCTTTTTTACCCGTAAAATCCTGCCAGCGTTTTATGATTACATCACAGTATTTGGGGTCGAGTTCCATCATGTAACAGTTGCGCTTGTTTTTCTCGGCAGATATTAGTGTTGAACCAGAGCCACCATACAAATCAACTACGTTCTTTTTATCTTTGAGACTAAAGTATTCAAAAAACCAAGTTACCAATTCCACTGGTTTTTGGGTGGGATGACATCTTTTCTTGTCATGCTCTTTTTCCATACCAAATATTCCAGCCCATTTTACCCTAGCCATTATACGCTTGTGTTTGGCCTTAGACCAGCACAACTCAAATGTGCTACCATACATTTTATCGGCAGACTCATCCCCACGCTTATCCCACACCACCCATGAGCCATTATTTTTATTTGGCAAATGCTCGGCGTAATAATCGGCCCCCCACAAGAAGATTTCTTTGCAATAGTCAAAGCAAGAAAATACAGTGTTAATCAGTTCTGGCGAAAAGTCTTGGTTGTCGCCAATCACTTTCTCATACTTATTACCAGCTCTTTTCGTCATGGAATTTTTGCCACCCATGCTGGAGTAGTCAGCATCTAAGAACATTCCATAAGGTGGGTCTGTAAAAACCATATCGGCCTTCTGCCCATCCATGAGCTTCTCAACCGCAT